ATATTTTACATTGATGTAGGTAACTTACCAAAAGGTAAAGCAGAACAATACTTGCGTGATGTGATGATTAAGTATCGTAACAAAATGGTTTATGATGCTTCAACTGGTGAGCTCAGAGATGATCGTAAACATAAGTCAATGTTAGAGGACTTTTGGTTACCTCGTAGAGAAGGTGGTAAGGGAACAGAGATTACAACACTACCAGCTGGCCAAAATTTAGGTGAGTTAGAAGATGTTAAGTATTTTCAAAAGAAACTTTTACAATCATTGAACGTACCAATTTCACGTTTAGAACCACAACAAGGTGGTATGATTGGCTTAGGTAGAGTTTCAGAGGTCACAAGAGATGAAGTTAAGTTTAATAAATTTATCATAAGATTACGCAATAAGTTTGCACAAGTATTTGATCATGCTTTAAGAGTGCAGTTGTCACTTAAAGGTATAATGAGTATTGATGAGTGGGACGTTGCAAGAGAAGATATTTATTATGACTTTAAGAAAGATAATAATTTTTCTGAAATGCGAGAAGCAGAGCTTCTTCGTGAAAGACTTAACTTATTAGGCACAGTCGATCCATATATTGGTCGTT